AAATCGCGGCTACGCAGGCTAACACCAACGCGCTCAGCGGCGGCTCGGTGCGCATCAGTCGCGCGGCCATTGCCTTCGAGGAACCAGCCACGCATGGCCAGCTTGCGATCATTGTGATAATTCTTGTCGGCTACATCCTTCACGATGTAGGGCGTGTTCAGTGGCATGGGTTTGCTCCTGCGAGTGGTCTGGGATTCCAACTTTTCCAATAGGCTGGCGCAACGCGCGCCAACCAAATCCAATGTTCTTTCAGCCTCGGCAGCCTTGTCAGCGCTGGCCATCTCCTCTTCTGGCACAAAGTTCATGGCCTCTTCGATGGCGGCCACCCGCGCATCGAGATCGGCAACGCCTTGGACTAGTGCGTCCATGGCAGCTTGCTCTTCTGGTGTGAGTGCGCGAATCTGCTCGATCAGCGCTGCCCGCTCGTCAATCAACTTTTTCAATTCGGCAACCTTTTCCATTTGAATCTCCTTTGAGTCAGAAAATAAAACACTGGCAGCACGATAGCCGTGCGATGCAAGCCATCGCGCGCGCCTGATGTCAAACTCCACATGTTGCAGGCCGCGCAGAGCAACAGTGGTATCCGGGTAAGCAGGTATCGAAACAACCGACACCTCATGTAGATCAATGCTGTTTAGCGTTCTCAGTGCGTTGCCGTCTTCGTCCTTGTACCAAGTGTCGCCACCGGGTGGCACAAGAAAACCGAATGACATTTGGTTCACCACGCCAGAGCGCACCAGTTGGCGCAGGTCGTCGGCGTAGCTCACACCTTCAGGCAAATCTATTTCAACTCGCAGGCCGCGCTTGTCGCTGGAAACCTTGAGAGAACCGTTGGTTGTCCTGGCTAATGGCTGGCTGGTGTTGTGGTCCCAAAGCGCTCGGATGTCGGCGTTGCTTTCAAGTGACTTGTCAAACGCGCCAGGTGTAATCCTTTCCCTGAATCCGCCTAGGTCTTCGCTCAGTGCTGGCGCATAAACTGCGGCATAGCCGACCAGCTTGCCGCCTACCTGCTCCAGTTTGCTAGTTCGTTTTTCGAGCATTGCCGCCTCCTCTTTTGCGTGTTGGTGTAGGCGCTGCCGGTAGTTCTGCCTGATCTGGCGCGGGTGCTTTGACCTCGATGGTGCCAAAGATCTTCTGCAGAGTTGGCGCATCGATAAAAGGGAATGCAGCCTCTGCCAGCGCCTTGGCTGTTTCCAGCGGTATCACGCCTGTTGTAGCCTGCAGCACGATGTTCAGCAGGCTTTCAACTTGAGCACCGTTAAGCGCTGTAGCTGCCACATCGACTGCGGGAGATGCCCCGACACTGGCTGGGTTAGGGCTAGCGCTGGGCGAAAGCGCGGGGACCAGTGCCGGGGTGGCTGATGGCGCTGACGGGCCGTCTGGCGCACTCAGCGGTTGCATGTTGAGCGGTTGCAGATATTGGTCACCACCCTCAATAGGTGCTAGATTCTCCCGCTCGCGAATCTCATTTGTACTAAGCACGCCCCAGTTTTTTGCAACCGCATAGACATCATAACGAGTCTTAATATCCGCTCTGAGCAAGCCTTCGATCAAGTGCTCAAAGTAGTATTCCCTGCGCTCGACTGTGTTGAGCAGTTTGATCTGCAGTTCTTGCTCAAGGCGAATTAGCCAGGGGCGAAGTGTCTCGGTGTAAAACGCTTGGTTCTCAGCCTCGATGCTGCTGTAGGTCTGGCCGGTGTTGTCCCGCAACTTGCTCGATGGACAGTTGAACCACCTAGCCACCTCGGCTACTTGGAACTGCCGAGTCTGCAAAAACTGAGCATCGTCTGGCGGCACACCAAGCGCCTGCCATTTCATGCCTTCTTCGAGGATTGCAATGCGGTGCGCATTATCTAAGCCGCTATGCAGGCGCTCGTAGTCACCACGCAGGCGCTGCCGTGCGTCATCGCTCAATCTGCCTGGGTGTTCCAATACGCCTGATGGCCTAGCACCAGTGCCAAACAGCTTGGCACCAAACTTCTCGGCAGCCAGTGTCAGGCCTAGGCTCTCACGAGCAGTGCGCACCACCGAATATCCCATCACGCCATCGCCACCGAGGCCGCGCAAATGGATGACATTGGCACCGGCAAGAGTGACATGGCCGCCTTGCGGTTGGCGCACTTTGTAGTAGATGTTGCCATCGACCTCGCGGTATGGCTCGACACGCTCGGGTGCAAGTAGCCACAGCGCCACAGGCACGCCATCGCTGGCTCTGCGCTCGATCTCGGCGTAGCCGTTGCCGTAGGTCAGAGCGTGCGCAAACAGGCTTTCCCTGAACACCAGCGAACCGATGCCAGGGCAAGGCTCATCGTGCAGCAAACCATAGAGCGGGTGCTCGCTGGCTCGGGTGCGGGTGGCTCCATCTCGGCGGTAGGTGATTAGCGGCAGGCTGGCAGCGCCTTCAGAAATCACGCGCACTGCAGCCCACACGGTGGCGCAACTAAGTGCGCTTGCCTCGTCGACACGCACTCCAGACTCGGTATTCCTGCCGCCTAGCAAATCTATTAGGGCAGGATTATTCAGCACCGCAGCGGGTGATATGCGCTTCTGCAATCCGAATATGCGCTGAATGAAGTTAGCCATACAGCTAATCATTCAAACTGCTGACACGATCACCGCCAAACGCAGATAGACCACTGGTGGTAAACAGCACCGAGCCTGTCCACCTCATGCCATGATTTCATCCAAGTGCGCTTGCCAGATCGGCAAGGCCCCTCGGTGCTGCACTGATAGTGGATGGTCGAAGTGTCTATTCCGGCAACAACCACATAGTGACCGATGCCGTGCGCTGGCGTAGTCAGGCAAATGATGGCGCGGTCTGTTTCCGTGAATGCTTTCAGGTCATCCCATTGCATACTGCCGGCCAGCACATGGCAGCCAATCGAGCGGAAAAATGCCTCGATGGCGCGCGGATCTGTTCCGTCCAGGCTGGTACAGTTTAGGATTTGGAAATGGCTGGCCTTGGGTCTGCGTTTGATGTGGCGCAGCACTACCTGCACAGCAATTAGTCCGCAGTCATGATCACCAGACTGCCGCAGGTCAGGCAGTGAGATCACAGCATTCCCAGCCCGCGGCCTTCGTAGACGCTGGTGCCGGTCACCTCGCCTAACTGTGCCCTGGCTATCGCCATCACGCCTGCCACGCACAAGTCGATCTTTTCGGTGCTCTTAGATTTGCTCGGTTTGATATTGCCGGCGCTGTCGCTCTCGATCACCGCATTGCCCCAGCACCATCGCTGCACCGGGTGGCCATCGTGCCACAGCCTACCCTGCAATACTAGCGACTCTGCAGCCTTGGCCGCTGGTGACATGCTGGCATAGCCTTGGCCAAACGCCACAACGGCAAGGCCTTCCTGCTGCAGTTCCTGCGCCAGTTGCGCTGCGTTCCAGCGGTCGATGGCAATCTCACGAATGCGGTACTCACTGGCCAATGCCATGATTTGCGCTTTGATTTCGCTGTAATCAATGACCTCGCCTTCGATCAGCGTTAGATGGCCTTTGGCTGCCCACTGGTCATATCGCTGCTTGTTTCGGCGCTCGCGCTCTTTGACTGCACCAGTTGGTGCCCAGGCGTAAGGCTTTAGGATGATTTTGTCGTCAAACGGAAACGCCAGCACCAGTGCGCTCAAGTCCTGCGTGCTGCTGAGATCGAGGCCAGCCCAGCACGCTCGGCCTTTTAAGTCTGGCAATGGCGCGGCGCAGGCATCAAAGCGTTCCATGTTTAGCCAGCGTGTGCTACTCTGCGTCCATTGGTTCAGGTGTAGCCTTCGGAAAGACTGCTCCTCTGCAGGTGATGCCATGGCCTCATTGACCTTTTGCTTGAAGTAATCCGGCTTAACGGATACGCCATAGCCGGGATTGGCCGCCTTCCATGTGGCCTCGATGCGCCAGTCCGCCTCGGGTGGTGCCTCATAGATGACTGGCAGCATCGTCTCATCTAGTTCTTGGCCGGCAGTCCTGGCATTGGCTACGGCTTTGCCTCTGCTGTAGATCTCATGCCATAGGCTCTCGCGGTCGTAGCCTGCGGTGCTGATCATGATGACGCTTGGCTGTCGGCGTGCCAGCACTGAGGTAGTCAGCGCCTCGTATAGTTCACGGTCTGGCCAGACGTGTAGCTCGTCCATCACCACTGCCGAGCAGTTCAGGCCGTGCTGTAGCTTGCCATCGGCGGCAATGCAGCGCAGGAAGCCGCCTGACTTTTTGACGATCTCGCGGCGCAACACCGTGCATCTAGAGGCTAAGGTCGGACAGCTTTGAACCATGGCCGCTGCAGTATCAAAAACAATGGCTGCCTGATCTCGGCTGCCTGCAGCACACACCACTTCTGGGAATTGCTCGTTATCACCAAATAGGTGATACAGGCCAAGCATGGCCGCCAGAGTGGATTTGCCTTGCTTGCGTGCCAAGGCGATTGGCATGGCTCGGTATTGGCGCAGTCCATCTGGTCGCAAGGTGCCATAAAACGGGCGCACGATGTCC